ATACCCAATAGTATTTACGGGTTGTTGTGGGGCATATGTACCAGCTTCTTGCTCGAATTGCTTATACAAGTCTGAGCCTCTAAGCGCCTCGTTTAGTTCTTTCACTCTGTTTTGATCTATAGCATTAGGTGCTGTATTCTGTCCATACTCTTGCATAGCCATATATTCAGGGGACTGCTCCAATGCTTCTCTTGCAAGCTGTAGAGGAGTTTTAGCAGGTGCCATCTGAGGCTGTTGTACAGGATTGTTATACCCAATAGTATTTACGGGTTGCACAGGAGCTTGTCTTGCACGGAAAGCTGCGTTAGCTTGATTAATTATGGCTTGTTGATTAGCAGACATAAAGCCTTGGCGTTGTGCGTTAAGCCTATCTTCTAAACTAACAGCGCCACCTTCAGCCATCTTTACTTGCTCACCCTCAATAGCACGTCTAGCTGCAAGTGTGTACTTGCCCATCTTAGCTGCTGCTGCAGGGTTAGATGCTAGGAAAGCGTTAATAGATTTATCACTCATGGGACCACTATAGCCCAGCGCTGGGAGGATCTTATTCTGTAGTGTCTCAGTCTTGAAACCTGCAAATCTTTTAGCCATAATTATTTATTCCCTATTTGCATCCACACAGATGCTGCTATAAATGATAGCAATGCTACTGTAGATATTCTTACTACTGTATTCCATATACTTTTCTTTGTATCACGATAAGCTTCTAATAAAGTACGCATCTCTAGAATGTCTTTGTGTGCGTCTTCGTCCTGCAGTCCCATAGACTTTAGTGCCTCACAAGCACCACGCCTTGCTGCACGGTCAAGCATAGCTTCTAGCTCTTCTGGTGTCAAGTTTATACTCATGCTACTGATCCGTATACAGTGCCGTTATTCGTATATGTAGCGATTGCAGTGCCAGAGATAGCTGCGCCACCTGCACCACCAGAGTTGCCACCTGCTGCACCCCAGCCGCCGCCACCGCCGCCATATGTGCCGTTACTACCTGCGTTGCCGTTAGAGCCACCAGTACCGCCATCACCAAGACCACCAAATGCACCCTGACCATATGATGTGCTGACAGTCAGAACACGACCACCACCACCTGATGCACCGTAACCCGCATAGCCATCTGTACGTGGCTCTGCTCCCGCACCACCGCCACCTGCGCCACCGCCTAAACCTGCGCCATCATAAGAACCGCCTGAATATGCACCGCTTTGACCATTTGTACCATTTTGTCCGATAGCACCACCTTGCCCAGCAGTGTAACTTGTAGGTGGGCTTTCACGATAACCGCCGATACCGTTACCACCACCAGCACCACCGCCGCCACGACCCCCGCCGCCTCCACCGCCTCCAGCGATAAACGCGCCAGAAGCATTGATTAGTGTTACGCCAGTTGCGTTATTAACAAGAGCAGGGCCACCTGCCTGTCCTACATCACCGCCACGACCAATGATGTAACCATTGTTTGTAATAGTAAGTAAACCATTGAAAGCAGAAGAAACTGTTAAACCCCCTGTGGAAGTGTTGTCTGACCAAAGATATACACCAGAGTTAATAGTGACAACAACAGGGTCAGAACCATTCCAACCCGCCGTAGTTAATGTTGAGTTTAGATCAACTTCTTGTGTGCTTGAAGAAAAAGTATAAGAGAACTGATTAACTGCGCCATAGAAATTGTTTATACTTATAGCCCCTGAAGTAGGAACATTAGTATTATTATCTGTCATAAAAGAGCCGCCACGGTAGTACTCAGACATACTAATAGGATTAGTACCACCAAACTCTGTCTGGATGTCATTTAAGCTAATAGCACCTGAAGACTGTAAAGCCATTATACTGTTCCGTAAGCTGTGACGTTACCTGTTACTGTTAGGTTGCCAGAAGAGTCTAGCTTCATCTTGTTAACACCGCCGTATGATATAACAAGTTCGTTAGATGCGTTTACTGTAAACTTCCAGTCAGATGCACCTGCAGTCATATAAATATCATTACTAGAATAAACATCGCTGGCAAAAGAATTTCCGTCAGCAGTAATGTTACCATCTGAAGTAATATTTCCTGTGGTGTCTAAATCCCCATACACTGTTGTTAGAACAGGTTTAATCTCTAGTTTTTTAGTAGTACCTGCATAAAAAGACACTAAGTTAGATGTGTCAAGACCGTCTACAAAAGATATGCTGCCTTGATTAACCCCACCGTCTTTAAACACGATGTTACCTGTATCAGAATCAAGTATAATATCGCTGCCTACGTCTAACGTTAGGTCACCTGCGTCTGAAATAGTGCTATCATTAATGCTAATATCATCTACAGTAAGAGTAGTCAGTGTACCAAGAGATGTGATGTTCGGCTGCGCTGCTGTTTGAACTGTACCTGTGACATCGCCTGTGAGGTTACCCTCAAAAGTACCTGCTACAAATGTCTCACTTCCTATTGTCCACTTGTCGTCTGACTCATCCCATATAAGTGTTTTATTATCTTCATCACCACGTTCAATTTCAATGCCACCGTCTTCTGTTGGCGTTTCACCAGTGAAGTTTGAGTTCAAAACAATCTGGTTATCTGCTAGATTGATTGTCTCTGTGTTAACTGTAGTAGTTGTGCCTGATACAGTAAGATTGCCTGATACTGTGACATCATTGAATGTAACATTTGAGTTTGTTTCAACTGCCTGACCAATAGCAATAGTAGGGCTAGAACCTTCAGCAGCGGTGTGCGTAACTGTAACACCAGTACCTGCAGTGACATCATTTACGTAGTTACCTGTAGTGTCCGTACCCAACGCAACAGAATCTGCAGATATAGTAGTAGCAATACTAATATTACCACCGCCGTTAACACCTGTTACAGTACCTGTGACATCTCCTGTGAGTGCAATCTCACGTGCAGTTGCCCATGTAGTAGCCGTGTCTGCATTACCAGTTAAATCGCCCGTTACGTCACCTGTGAATGTAGCATCTGTGCCATCAGTACCGCTATCAAGAACGCTAGTACCATTTGCTGCCTTTACGTCACCAATCAAGTCGCCTGTAATGTTTTTACCTGCGCCTGATACAGTCAGGTTACCATCAATAGCTACATCACCGCCAATGTTAACATTCTCAGCGATACCTACACCACCGTCAATAATCACAGCACCTGTAGTTTTAGTGGTACTAGTAGTAGTACTATTGAAGTTGATGTCGCCTGTTACGTCTAATGTACCTGATACAGTTGTGTTACCTGCAAGCGTAGCATCTGCGTCAGAGAATGTAATAGCTGTAGTAGGTGTAGTACCTGACTTAATTACTGTCTGACCTGAAGAGTTTGAAATACCACCAAACGTAGCGCCATCATCCTTCAGCGTAATGTCACCACCATTAGCATCAATAACAATATTACCCTCTACATCAAGAGTAAGATCGCCAGTAGATACATCAAGCTCATTATCTGTCAACGTCATGTATCTGTTGGTGCCAGCCTTAACTGCTGTCTCACCTACAAGTGTACCTTGAAAGTAACCATCCTTAAACTTAACACCTGCAGAAACACCAAGGTCTAGCGTGTTAGTTGTTTTAGGATTGACATTTGTTGCTGATACAATGATGTCTTGGCTTGGGCCTACCTTTGTAATAGGTGCACCTTCACCTGCTGTACCATCATGTTTGTGTCCTGATGATGCGTTAAAGGCAGCTTCGACAGCGTTGTACTCTGCGTCGAAATCATCTGCATCAATAACGTTACCGTTAGCAATGTTGTTTGCTGTATCTTGACGTGTATAACCTGCCATATTACTGCCTATCGTTTTGTCTAAATTCTAATAACGCTGTGTCGAGCGTAAAGGTTGGGTTTGTTGAACTGTCTTCAATTCGTATTGCTACTGTTTTACCAGAGCCTATAACATTAGAGTCATATACTGTGTCTAATTCACCACCATATGTAGCATACGTTTTTGTTGCCTCATAGGTGGGGTCTGTTGTGTCTACTTGCGTAGGGTCTGCAGGGTCTTGTGGCCCGAAGTGTGAATTAGATGCACCAAACTGGAAAACGGTATTACCTGTACTAGTGATGTTAAATGTAGCAGGTTGTACTTTCTTTGTGTTAGTAGATGATGCGAAGTCGTACTTCAGGTTAACATCTAAGTTCATGCTGCCTGTAGGTTCAGCATACAAAGTCATCTTATAGAATGTCTTACGTACCTGTGGATCAGAGATAGGCATAAAAGGCGATTCATAGATAGCTTCAATGATATCTGAATCAAAAGTATTACCTGTGTTTAAGATATAGATGTAGCCATCCTCATTAGCAAACGCTATAGTCTCTTGATCGTTAGCATATCTACTATCAGCTACATATGCCTTGATGCCTTTAGTTGTAGCCCATGATAAACCTGAAGCACCTTGAGAGATAAACTTTGTAGCAAGCAAACCTTTAGATGTGTCACTACGCTCAGATGAAACATAAGCAAAGATACGATACTGGGCTTTTTCTCTCAGGATTACAGA